AAGCAGCCCACTGACTGGATGTAATCATTCAGTTTCACTTTAGTAGACACTTCGTGTCTTATCTTACTGCGTTCTATCGTTTCGTTTCACTTCACTCTTTCACTTGTAAGATATTTTTTTAGTTATTTTATTAATTAAGAAGTTATCACGATAGTGGAGTCATAGTTCACCCTTTGCAGGGTGAACAAAAAAGAAAGCGTCATCACGATGAGCTTCGCCATCTCCAACCCGGGTGCTTATAAGGAAGCAGAGCGCCTTCTCTCCCCATACACTACCGTCACTTGTATTCGCTCGGAAGCCGATATAATCTAGTGGAGTTTGATTATATCAACCAGTGAGTTGCTTTTTCTCAGAGCTCACATTCTTTCAATGCCATAACGTTGTTTGCATCTTGCCGACTGCATTCCAGAATCTGACGCCGTAGTTAAACGGAGCCTCAAGGAAACCGATATAGTCCTCGGTGGGGCGGTGCAGTGCCTATGTGTGTGCCAATTTGGATGTTTTAATGAAAGCCAGATTTGATGTTTAATCTGCCATGTGTGCCATGTGTGTTGTATATGTAATTATGTGTTTTTCAACGCTTCTCGCAAGATTTTTGATCCGCCTACTCTAACGTTAATAATACCATTATAGTATTCATCTGTTTCAAGTACTCTACGCTCAAACTGCTCTCTTGCTTCTAAGTAACTAGCTACACCTCTGCTAGGACAATAATAAAGTATTTCTCTAGTAAAGTTATTGGGTCCTAGTAGTGCAACATCTTCTAACAAGTTGTCACTACTACCCCAATACTCTCGCCAATCACTTTCAACAGTGCTTCTACGCTTGTTCTTCTTGCCCTTTAGTGGCGGGCGAGTTTTTTTAAACTTGGCTAACTTTTTACCCACATACTTTCGATTGTTGGTTAAGTTAGTAATCAAGTATACAAACGCTTCAGTACCTTCCGGTAATTCGTTTACTGATTGACCTTTATATATCCAGTTCATCAGTGTATTTAAACTACTGTAAACTGCAATATAAGGTATTTTGAATTATCGTGCTTCTACTCTATTAATATAGCAGTTATTTGCTATTTTGTTAAGATCAGGCGAACCAATAAGTTTGCCTAAACAAATATGCCCGATAGCAAGACGCTTGTCAGTTAAGTCATACGGCAATTTATTTGCTATAGGTATTAACCAACGTTTTACCTTTTTTATAAAATCGCTAGGATTAACTGCATATTGATTAGGTGCAAACCAAGCTATACAATCATTCTTTAATAAACTTGTAGGAATTATATGATCCTTGGGAATATCCGCATCTTGATCATAAAATAATTCTAGTATATGTTTGCCAACATGTGGATAGTTCATATACAAATGATTTGTTAATCTTGTAGGGGTAAACAAATCATAGTCATCATCTTCTAATGGTTCACCAGGATCTTGATGAGCAAATAAAAAACGTTTGTTTTGATATCTAGTTATATCTTCTAAATGGTGAAGATGATAATTGAACATACTTAATACTTGTCGCACTTCGCCTGAAGTATTTTTAACTAGATCTGGAAAATTAATATGCAGTTGGTTTAAATCGTCTGCGTTGTTAAACTGTCCCGGCATTAACTGTTTGATACGTTCAATAGATTTATCTAACTCTGCTTGTACAGATTCTGCGGTTTCACCAAAGTTATAGAACTGTGTACGACTTAACATTTCAAACTCTGTTGTTTGAAATCTCTGCCAAATGCGCTCTGCTACTCTATGGTCAAACAGCTCATATGTTAACGTGTATTCCGCATTATGACCTAATACTATATCAATTAACATATTCGGTATCAGTGTTGTAGCTGGTAAAGCCACCTTCCTTGATAACTGTTAGAACATTATTCACACGCCCTACCAGTTCTTCTTTGTGACTAATTAGGAAAATATTCTTACGCTGTTCTCTGTTCATTTTCTTAAGAATAGCTAAACTATTTTCGACACCCATTGTATCCATACCGCTATCAATGAGTTCGTCAATGCACATCAAATTCATAGGCTGATTAAGACTTTCGTAAATGTCACGAAATGCCCAACTTAGGCTGAGTATAAGTCTATTACGCTCACCTCGACTCAAGTTGTCAAAATCTAAGTCTCTGCCATACTCAGTAATTTCAACACTTAGATCGCTGTTAAACTTAACGTCATGTGGCAAACCAATCTTATCTAAGTAGTAAGCAAGACGATGATTTAGATAGCTGATGTTTTGATCAATAATACGTTTACGAATAAAGCTATCTTTACTGGTTAATAGTTTGTGTAGAAACTCTTGGTGTTCCTTAAGATCAGTGAGTTCGTTAATATGATCCCATGTAACTTCTTCAAGTCCTGTATTACGCAACTGTTCAATTTGTTCAATATACGGATTTTTCTCTTCTGATTTCTCTGCATATTGTGTAGCTAGTGTGTCTAGGTTGTGTTTATGTTCTAATGCACTCTCTAAATTATTATAAAATGTATCTGCTTCTTCTGCAATATTTAAATATTCAGCAAGTGCAACAACAAGTTCATTTAAACGTAGTTCGAGCTCGTCGTGATACTTTTGCTCCTCAGCAATTTTTCCTACAAGCTCACGAGTATATTCTTCGTGTGTATCTAAGTGTGCAGTTCCCTGTCCACATGCAGGACACTGGCCATCGTGAGCTTTTTGCAAATTGCTTTTAAGCTCTTCTAGTTTTTTAACACTGCGATTAAAACTAGTATCAGTGCGATCCTTTTCTTTTTCTAACACAATCTTAGCATCCGTTAATTCTTTAACAGTTTGATTGTGCTTGTGGTTAGCAATTTCTTGTTCAATGGCAATCTCGCTAAGAGTATCAATGGTAGTAGCCATGTCAGCAAGTTTATCGCTTTTAGTTTTTTCCCAAGCCTTGCTACGTAGTTCGATTTCGTTAATGTTTTTTTCAATGCGCTCGTTGCTAGACTTAACTGCGGCGATGCGTATTTCTTCTTCTTTAATAGTATCTTTGGTATTTTTAAGCAACTCTTTGAGTATATCTGCTTTTTGGCTTAGTTCTGTAATACCCAGCAATTGTTCAATCATGTTGCGTTGGTCGTTACTTTTCATTGCCAAGAACGGTTCTGTGTATGTGTTTAACGCAATAATGTGTTTGAACATTTCATGCGGAAAGCCTACAATCTTTTCAATAGCCTTTTGTGTTTCTCTGCTGTCACCTTGTGCATCATCGTCCTCATTGTCAGCATCACCTGTGTCATTGCCGTCTACAATAAGACGCAGCACATTAGGTTTACGACCACGTTCAATTCTATACTCCTTACCATTGATTTCAAAATCAACAGTAACAAACATATTTTTACCGTTGGTCTTGTTAATCAAGTTATCCTTGCGGATATTAGTTAACGCTTCACCGTAAAGAGCATAGCTAAGTGCATTAATGATAGTGGTTTTACCCGTACCATTTCTACTTCCATCACCACCCATGTCTAGGTTGTGCCCTAATACCAGTGTTAGATTACAGTTATCAAAATTTACAGCCTGTGTTTGTGCGCCAATACTCATAAAGTTCTTGGCCGTTACATTTTTAATTTTAAGCATTAAACTTCTAATCCATGGTAGATATCAATTAGCTTTTGTGCGTTAACAGTATTAGATTCTATAGTTTGTAATTGCTGGATAACAATCTGATCCACACTTTCAAACTTAATTTCACCACCTTCAAATTCCTGTTCTTCATCTTTAACAGGAATTAGCTGTAGTTCTCTAACACCGTACTGTTCAGCGAACTTCTCTTTAATGAAGTTAGCCTCCTCATAGCTAATACTAATGTTTAATTTTACACGAGCATGAGTGTATTTGTCAAGTAAATTTGCATGGTTGTCAATAAGTTCGGTTAGTGTTACTACCTTAAACTTTGGACAATCAGGCCAGTTTACATATACAGGCTCTTCGCCCCATGTAAGGAACATAGCACCACGTTCATTGTCATCAACGTCTGCATAGTTATGAGGGAAGGCGTTACCGATATAATGAATATTATTTTTATATTGACGTTTGTGGAAATGCCCACTGAACACATATTCAGGACCAGTTAAATGATCAGCACTAATTCCACCATGATCTGGCATTTCTACCATCGCATTCATTTTGAA